CGACATGGCAAAACTGCCGGAAACGATCATAGCAGATATGAGCGCCGTTACAAGCCTGATTGATGCGCACCATGCAGCCAATCCTGATCGGCCGCGTCCGCACCTTGGCGCGTCCCTGCTAGGGCACCATTGCGACCGCTGGCTGTGGCTTTCGTTCCGCTGGGCCGTGCAGGAACAGTTTCCGGGCCGCATCCTTCGCGTGTTCCGCCGAGGGCACATGGAGGAGGACGTAATCGTTTCGGACCTTCGGGCGATTGGTGTTGACTTGCGCCATACCGGAAAGACGCAGCGCCGCGTCCTGTTTGGCGCGCACGTTTCCGGCTCGCTTGACGGCATTGCAGAGCGCGGCGTTCCCGGTGCTGAAAAGACCAGGCATGTCGTTGAGTTTAAGACGCATTCGAAGAAGTCATTCGATGACCTCGAACGGCACGGCGTCCAGAAGTCCAAGCCGCAGCATTGGTTCCAAATGCAAGCCTACATGCACGGCACCGAGATAACCCGCGCGCTCTACGTGGCCATCTGCAAGGATGACGACCGCATTTACACCGAGCGGGTCAAGTATGAACGCGAGGCGGCTGAAGATGTTATTGCAAGGGGCCGCTCAATCACGCTGGCCGACCGGATGCCGCCGCCTATCTCTACGGACCCCTCTTGGTATCAATGCAAGTTTTGCGCAGCGCATAGCTTTTGCCATGAGCGCCAACCGACCAAGTTTGCCAACTGCCGAACCTGCGCACACTTCACCGTGCGGGAGACTGACTTCCTCTGCGAGCGTTGGGGCGATGCGGTGCCGGTAGACTTCCAGCACACTGGGTGTGATAGCCACGTACTGCACCCCGACTTGGTGCCGTGGCCGATGGAGGGCAGCGAGGACGGCCTGTCCGTCACATGGGTGATTGACGGGAAGCCGGTGCTAAACGGCGAAGCCGGTTACAAGAGCTGCGAGATCGTCGCCAATCCTGAAGCTTGTGCGTCTGGCATTCGGGAGGAAGTGCGCGAGCATTTCCCCGATGCGGAGGTGATTGGGTGATGCTCCGTGATTACCAACGCCGAGCGGTCGACCAGCTTTACGATTGGTTTGGCAAGCACCCAACCGGCAATCCCTGCCTTGTCCTGCCGACCGGAGCGGGGAAGTCGCATATTGTGGCCGCGCTTTGCAAAGAAGCAGTGCAGGAGTGGCCTGAGACGCGCATCCTCATGCTTACGCACGTTAAGGAACTTATCGAGCAAAACGCCGAGAAGCTTCGCCAGCATTGGCCTGGTGCGCCTATGGGCATTTACAGCGCCAGCATGGGGCGCAAGCAGCTCGATGAACCCATCACGTTCGCAGGCATTCAATCCATTAGGTCCAAGGCTCAAAAGGTGGGCCACGTGGACCTTGTGATTATTGACGAATGCTTTGTCGCTGGAACCAAGATTACCACACCTTCTGGCGATGTTGATATTGACAAAGTGAGGTGCGGCGACGTAGTAGTTAATCAATGTGGGTTTGGTGTGGTTGAGGCGGTTAGCTGCAAGCCTGCATTAGAGACATACATTGTGGAGTTGTCCGATGGACGATTTATTGAATGCACCGGAAACCACCCATTTTTCACACCCGCTGGCTGGAAGGCCGCGCGGGAATTGGAGGACGGAACGTATCTTTTTGGCGTCGAAGATGTGTCCGGCTTGTGGAACTGCATTCCAACCTTGGATGAGGAAAGACGAGGCCGGAAAAGTTATTTCGGCCATGCAAGAGAAATTGTGGAGCAAACAAGCTTATTGCTCGGTGAAGTGTGCAAAGAAGTCACATCCAACGGTCTTGGACGCTCAAGCTCGCAAAAAAATCAGCAAACGGCTAAAGGAAATTCGTCACTCGCCTATTCAGCGTGGAGGCAACGGGCAATTGCTGCCTTTGCCTCAATTGGCTCTTCTTCACGCTTTGGGAGATGGTTGGACAGCGGAATTGTCGATCAAGACAAACGCTGGTCATCGCAACGGGGTTTATCCGAACTGCTACAAAGTAGACATTGCCAATCAAGAGAAGATGATTGCGATAGAACTGGACGGCGTTTCTCACAGCAGCCTAGAGAGACAGGAACAGGACAGCAAAAAGATGGCTTATTTAGCGGGGCTTGGGTGGTCGGTGTATCGCGTGTCGAACGAGAAAGCCCTGCACTTGTATACAACCTTCAAGTCAGTGGACACCCTTCTTACTTTGCTAATGGAATAGCTGCACACAATTGCCACCTTGTCAGCCATGCCGATGAAGGCGGATACCGCACGTTGATCAATGACCTATTGGCGATTAACCCGGCAATGCGTGTCGTTGGTCTAACCGCTACGCCATACCGCTTGGGGCACGGCCTCATCACCGACGCGCCTGCCCTATTCTGCGACCTGATCGAACCCGTCTCTATCGAGGAACTGGTGTTTAAGGGCCACCTGTCGCCGCTGCGCTCCAAGGTGACAAAGACCCGCCTTGACGTTTCCGGCGTCCACAAGCGCGGCGGCGAGTACATCGAAAGCGAATTGCAAGCCGCCGTCGATACGGATTTAAACAACATGCAGGCGGTGCGCGAGGTGCTGGCATTCGCGGGGGATCGCCGATCCTGGCTGTTCTTCTGCGCTGGTGTCAAACATGCGCAGCACGTTGCCGAGGTGCTGGCCGAATACGGCATTGCCGCAGGCTGCATCACCGGGGACACCAGCAAGACCGAGCGCGCCGATTTGATCCGCCGGTTCCGCTCTGGCGAGATTCGCGCGCTTACGAATGCCAACGTCCTGACGACCGGCTTCGATGCTCCCGGCATTGACCTCATTGTCATGCTACGGCCCACCATGTCGCCTAGCTTGTACGTCCAGATGGCAGGGCGCGGGATGCGCGTTGCCGATGGCAAGCAGGATTGCCTTGTTCTCGACTTTGCGGGCGTTGTGCAGACGCATGGCCCGATCACCGCAGTCCAGCCGCCAAAGCGCAAGGGAAGCGGAACAGGCGAAGCGCCTATGAAGGTGTGCGACAACTGCGACGAACTGGTACACGTTAGCGTGATGGTTTGCCCTGCCTGCGGGCAGGAGTTCCCCGCGCCTGAGCCTAAGACCTACACGCTCCACAATGACGACATCATGGGCCTTGACGGCGATGCGCTGGCCGTGACCTCTTGGGCTTGGCGGGCGCACACCAGCCGCGCGAGCGGCAAGGAGATGCTGGCCGTGACGTATTACGGCGCGCTGTCTGACACGCCGGTTACGGAATACCTTACGGTGCTGCATGACGGTTACGCTGGCGACAAGGCCCTGCGCTTGCTGGCCACTATCGCCGGTAAGGCTGGTGTGCAGCTTGAGCCGGGCGCGGGGCTGGACGATACCGCCAATGCGCTTAACAATGGCCAGTGCCCGAGTGAGTTAGAGTACCGCCGAGACGGCAAGTTTTACCGCGTATTGAAAAGGACATGGGCATGAGATCGCCGAAGCCGCAGGCATTAACCGATTACGAGGCTTGGCGAGCTAAAGGCCCGCCTCGCTTCTGCTGGAATTGCGACCATTACACAGGGCACGGCTCTTGCATGGTGTTCAACACGATCCCGCCGCTTGACTTTACGCAAACCGAAGGAGCCTGCCCGAAATGGGAACAAGAACTTCCGTTCTAAGAACCCCGCGCCCTCGCCAGCCCACTGGCGAACGCATCCGCACCGAACATGAAGAGCAGCGCGAGGTGGTAAGTTGGTTTCGCCAGACCTATCGCCCGTGCCGTATCTTTGCGATTCCGAATGGCGAGCAGCGCTCAAGGACGACCGGGGCTAGGCTCAAGGCTGAAGGCGTTAGCGCGGGCGTGCCTGATCTACTGGTGCCCGCGCATTGCCTGTGGATCGAGATGAAGCGTAGCCAAGGCGGGAAGGTTAGCGCCGTGCAGAAAGAGTGGCACGGATACCTAAACGAAATCGGCCACACCGTGCTGGTTTGCTACGGTGCAGCCGATGCGAAGGAGAAGATCGGGGAGTTTATGAGGCAGGTGTAGCCCGCCTGTGTCTGCAACCAATGTCGCCGCGAATCCCGCACTTAGGGCAGGGGTCGCGGCTGACATGCACTAGTGTGTCATTGTCTATGGCTGGCCTGCGGACCATGTTTCCCCACGGGAGGGGAGTTTTTTCGCTGCTCATGACGTTAAACCTCCACGTACTTGACCGGCAAGCTGTTCGTATGCCGTATCGGATAAATCAAACAGGCTCTTCACCGTCTCCGGTGCGATGCCCTTGGCGATGGCTTGGCGGGCTTGGCTGTGCCCTTCCACTTTTGTGGTAAACTTCGCTTGGCGCTCTGCCAGTAGGGCAAAGATGCTGTTGCGTAATTGTTCACTTCCCCGGCGCATGGCTTCTACTTCCTCTGGCTCGATCATTCCCCTGTCTCCGTCCATCGCCGCACGATCTCGCGCATCCACGGCGTTGCGTCCTTTTCATACTTGCGCAGTCCGTTGATGACGGTGCTATGATCGCGCCCGCCAATCCACCGGCCTACTTGTCCGAGGCTATTCGTGCCGCGCGAGGCAAGAACTTTGTAGGCCACCAGGCGCGCTTGCATGATGGCCCTAGAGCGCTTGAGGCCGATCACATCCGCCAGCGATACATCCATGTCCGCAGCGATGGCCGCGATAATCTCGCGGTGCCCAGCGGGGATGTAATCCGGCGAAGGCGGGGCGTATTTTACCACCCGCTTAGGCTCTTCCGGCGCGGGTTCCGAAACAATCCCGCGCGCTTCGTTTAGCTTTTCGAGCAACTTCGCGTCGGCGCGAATCGTGGCCTTGAATGCCGCGAAGTCGGACTGCCGGATGTACTTGTCCGTGATCGAGGCAGTCATTTGCGGCTCAAACGGCTCGCTCTTTGGCTTGCGCAGCTTGGCGATGTCATCTCGCGTCAAGCCGTGTTCGCCATATTCGCGGTTAAGCTGGGCCATGATAAAGCCCACATCAGAATGGCGCTGGGCCAGCTTTTCGGCATAGCTCTGCGGCATCCCAAGGGGATGGTTTCTAAAGTTCATTCCAATCTCCTATTGGAAGTTAGTGTTAAGAAAAATCCGGGGCGGCGTCGGGATTGGGAGCAGCCGCCCCGGCAGGTTTCGCGCGCTGGGAGTGGGTGTAGGGCGCGCGGGTGTTCAGAAGATAATCACCCCACTGTTCAGCCATCGCTGCGGCGATGCCGGTAAAGGTGCGGCTGCGTTCTTTCCAGCGGTTAGGCCCTGGGGGCATCCGATGAATGCGCGCCTCGCGCCCTTCAACAATGTTAGTGGGCTTGAGCTTCGGAAGGTT